TCTTTTATAGATTTTTTATTAAACAATAAAGTTTTATCATATTGAGGTGCTCTTATTCCATGCTTTATATCTGCTATCTCTGTTAATTTTTCTACATTACACATATTGTAAGCCTCACTTTTGAATAGTGTTTGATTAGTATTTAAGTCCTTAGGTGTTATGTCTAAGAACTCATCGGCATCACAAACAATAACCCAATCGGTATCTGCGTGTTTCCAAGCGTTATTCTTTATTTTAAGATAGGTACTATCACTTAGTTTGTTTCCTGTATAGTAAGGTATGTAAGTGAGGTTCGGAGTTGATAAACAAATGTTCTTAGTTCCATCGGTTGACTCGTTATCATACACTATTATTTTGCAGTTAGGAAACCTATCACGATACCACTTGATGAAGTGGGGTAAAATAAACTCTTCGTTAAATGTAATTACTATTATTGTCAAATTCATTATGCAACTTTTATAAAATATTGTGTTTGTAAATTAAAAGCATAACTTTCTTTTGAGTTACCTGTTGTATTTTTTCTTTTAATGTAATCCCATAAACATGCTTTTTTTGCTAGTTGTTTTAAATAAAATACTCTTGTCATATAAACTGCCTCATATTTTTTTACACTTACTCCATACTTTTCTATATCTTCTTCATAATTTACCCAAATAAATATAGGGAAATTATCATCTTTAGTTACGCCATAATCTATTAAATCATTTTGGTTAAATGTCCAAGCATATTGAGGAGATATATTAAATAAACTTTCTGCTTTAAAAAAAGGAGAAAATTGTACTTTTAATTCTGCCGATTGAAACTCTTTTAAAAAATATAAATCAGGTGCAGTTTTATAAATTTCTTTTGATGGGTTTATAATTAATCCTAATCTTTCGCCATATTTATTTATAAATTGTTTTTCTCTTTGCTCACCTAAGCTATACCATTCTTTTCTATCTTCCGTTTGTGGTAATATATTGTTTTCCATATTATAAGTCTAATGTACTAATTCTTTTATTGTCAATCCAAACACTTAATAATCTTTCAAGTATAAAGGTGTGAAAGGTATAATAGTCCAATCCCGTTCTTTCTTTTAATTGCTCAGGACTTAATCCACTTTTATATTTAGCATCTTTAAACGCCAACTCTGTGTACTTAGAGTCCATTAATTGTATAGCAGTCTTTAACACTTCAATATACTCTTTATATACTTTACCTTTAGCAATAAAAAAGTTTCCGTAAATAGTGTGCTTAGGTTCTGCAACTACTAAGTTTAACTCCTTGCAAATAACTTTAAATAACTTCATAAAACCTTTGTGGTTCTTTTCGGTAAACTCTAAATAAGGTTCGGGAAGTGGCTGACAAATATTAATGATGTCGTATCTTTTAAAGTGTTTCTTTACCATTGCATTGTATAAGGTGTTCTTTGTATGCCCTGTTTTATAATTAAACTTCCATGAAAACACTCCGTAATACTTATCGTCTGTAAAGGTCTTTGATAATTCAATCATAGGGTTATACTCAAATAGGTAAGATTGTTGCTCTACACTATTTATATGGCTATTGTCGTACTCTTTTTTAAAGTAGTGATGCTGACCTTTGTCATATACGATTGATGTAACTTCTACATCGGTAAGTTCTATTGGTGTGAAGTCTATTGTTTTCATATCTTATTCTTAAAATAATCTTTTAAATATTGTTCGTATTCCCTTACTGCCTTGCGAACTTCAAAGTAAGGCAGTTTAATTTGCCTCTGTGCCTTTAAAATGTTCCCTTTGTGGGTAATTAAAATATCATAGATATTAGCCCAATACATTCTTTTAAAATCGTTTTTGTCTTGATTGACTTTCTCGGTCAACTTATCTAAGGCGAACTCAAAGTATTCCTTGTATTCAATCTCACTCTTTGGGTTTTCAATACCTACTAAACTTAATCCACTTACCATTAAACTATCTTTCTTAATGTTGTTCTTAAATGAATTGTAAGCACATTGAATTGAGTAAGCAATCATGTTTGTGTTTTCTAATTCTGTTTTGTGAATTATTCTCTCAATAACTATTGACCTCAACTCCTCCCAATCTTGTCCGTATAACTTCTTGCATACTTTGATAAGGTCGGGCGAATTGTAGATGGCTAATATGTTATCATCGGTTAGCAATTATTTTTTAATTTCAGGACTATTTATTAGTTCAATTTCTTTGTCAATCATTTTTACTATTCTCTTATAGTCATCCATTGGAATAACTTTTTTACTATTAAAGGTAAAATTAACTTCAAAGAAATCTACACCCGTTGCCTTATCAATTATTTGTGTTTGGATTATACTCATTTTAATTGGCTTTTAATGGCTTGAATATTGTCGCTTAATAGTTTGCCTACAAATAAATACTTCTTATCCTCAGCAACACTCTCAGGGGCTAACTCGTTAATGACTGAGTTAGGGATAGTAATTAATATTTGACCTTTCTTATCTATCCATTGCATTGGCTTTCTTCCGCAGTTCTTTTTGTTGTTTATCTTTTTCATCTTTATTTTTATTTGCAGTCAGGACAAGATTTGAACTTGCAATATCGGCTTGATTTTTATGTCTTGCTTCTGCGCTACCATTCCGCCACCTGACTAATACATTGCAAATTTACTTTATTTAATTAATATTTTATAGTATTTTATTAACATTGATTACTCAGTTGTATTCTTACCCTGTGTTTTATCTGCATATATCTAACCCATAACTCAAATGACTTGCACTCTTTCGCTATTGTAGTATTTAACTTAACCACTTCTTTAGGGGTTATTAGTTGTCCAAATATTGCTGCATCATTCATAATTGTATTTTACTTATTATTTCGTTATAATCCTGTCTAAATTGTCTGTCGGTTTTGTGTAGGTCATCAAACTTTTTAAGTGCGTATATCACTGTACTATGGTCTTGGTTACAGATAAAGTTTGCTAATACTTTTAATGATAAAGTTGTATGCTCTCTCATGTACTTGTAAAAGAAAAACCTACCTTGCACAAAGTTGCGCTCTCTTGAATTGCTCTTGATGTCAATATGATAATACTCATTGATTGTATTGAGTAATGTATCTGCTAACATATTATAGTCAACAAATATTTTAGCTTTGACTTCTTGTTTTGTATCATCATTGTAATGTAATTGACTTAATGCCTTACGATGTACTCTTGCCTCTTGTAATGCTTTAGTGTAGCTTTGACGATGGAACTCTCTCTTCCTATCTAATTGGCTTATTGTGTGTCTATTTGGTGTCATAATTGTTTCTCTATAAATTTGTGAAATTGTGGGTACTGATTTAATCGGTTTTCAAAGTTTGCTTTTTGAACATCGTTTAACTTATACATTTGGTTTGCCTCGCCTACATTGTCAAGTATTACTACATCAAGACTAACTGCCTCAACTTTTACTTTGTCATCTTCTTTGTAGGCTGATACATATCCGCTTACCTTGTAGGTCATGTGACCTAATGCACAATGTAGGTCTTTAAGTTCTATTACTTTTGTCATGTTGTTTGGGGTTAATTTAAAACTTCAATAGTATAGATGTTGTGAATGCCTACTGATGACCAATGCGCTCCGTTAAAATCTTTAATAATTGCATGACCACCACCTAAATGCTTAACTACATAACCACAGGCTTTCATTACATAGTAACCATCTTTGTCATAAGATTGAACTTTTGTACCGATTGGGTACATTTCTAAATTGTTGTTTTTTAATTCGTTATTCATAGGACAAAAATAATACTTAATTTAATATAAACAAGATATTTTTTAAATTATTTTTAAAATAGTATACAACCCTAATAAATACAAGCATCTTCACTTATAAATATTTAATCTTTTTTGATATTTTAACCTTAATTCAACCCTTTTTTCAGTCGTTCTTGGCAACATTTCTTCTTGATTTAGCATTTTTAATTCTAAAATTACACTTTTTGCGTTCTGAATTGCCTCTTTTATTTCCTCTTTTGTAATCTTCAATGTTGGATATTTCCTCTTTTGTTCTAAATATAAGTGATATAAGTTGAGTTTTTCCAACATTTCACGATACTCAAGTAGGTTTCCACTGAGGTGCTGATTGTCGTGGACTGACTGAGAATACATATTGAATAAATTAAATTGAAGTGCAGGGTTTGAGCCTCTTGATGCAAAGTGTCCGCATTCATCTGTATCTTTATAAGGTCGATTACTACTTATGCAATTACAACCTTTGTCTATTAACCTTACAATCAAGTTGACCTGTGCCTGTAATATCTTTTTCCAATAACTTAAATTCTCTAAGTCCTTTAATTTAGCTTTGTTTTCTTTTCGCTTATTGTTTGCCTCTGTCATCTTTACTTTGGGTAGGTGTATCTTTGAGTATTCAATAGCACATAAGCCCCCACAAACCATTTGAAGTGGCTTAGTGGGGGTGTATTTAGTTTTACATATCTTACATAGTTTAGGTTTCATTATTCCTCTGTATAACTATCTTGTAACTGACTCATCAAATCCTCATTAGCTAATTCTGCAATCTCCTCAAATAGTAAACTATCCGCTAAAAAAGGTATTTGCATTTCTAATTTTGTCACTTTGTTTGATTGCTTGTAAACTTCCAAGTTAGTTATTACTTTGACTATTTCTGCCATTGGTTGCCCATCGTCATCTTTGCCCCTTGTGTAGTAAATCTCGCAATCCATCTCGATGCAGTCTACAAATTGTTCGGTGCTATAAATTGTTTTTTTCATGTCGCAAATATATTATTTATTTTTTAAATTCCTATTATTAAATTTTAGACTTTACATGGTCGATAAACATTTCAAGTTTACTTGCATAATAATTCTCAAAGTCTGCAAATCCCTCGTCCTTACTTTTCCATGCCACAAATAAAACTGCTCTCAATCTTTGGGACTTAGACTTTATGTTTTCAAAGTCTGTCTTTATATCCTTAATCATATCCAATTCATTAGATACAAATGGTTCGTTCTTAATTGCTAAGTAACAATGATTATTTGCTATTGAGAATAACTGACCCATCTTATCGGGTGTTTCCTCATTAGTCCCGAATGATAAGACTATTGTCCTATCCTTTCGGGTTTTAATGTTTTCTAAAATACCACTTAATAATATCATCGTACTTCTATTATTGTTTTACTTGATTTGATTGGTGGGTTTACTGATATGATGTCCCCTGTTTCATTGTCTACTATTGTCATTGGTGCTTTAATAGTTTTCAATGTGGTTTCAATCTCTTTCTTTTGTTTTATGATTTCGTTTTCTTTTTCTGATAACTCAATCCACTTAGGGTGGTTGCAATTACTAAAGTCATATTTTGCCCCTGCCTCCTTTTTCATGTAGGTAAAACCAAACGCCTCCTTATAAATGTTATCAGCATCTAAACTCTGAGCGTTTAAGTCTTTCAACTCGGTTAAGTTCTTAATCAATTTAGTTAATGCACCATGTAGCCATTGAGTTTCTATTGAACCCTCCTGAACTTCTAATGTTAATTGATTAGTAAAGCTATCGATTGTTTGTTTATCGTTTGCTATTTGTTTTAAAAATGATACTGCGGTTTCCATATTAAATGATGTTAAAATTTGTTTTTAATTGTGCCTCTACTTCCTTACTTACTTTGTACTTTGTTCTAATGTTCTTAAGTGTAAACTTACTGCCATCTGCAATAGCCTTTTCAATCTCTAAACATTTAGATGTTTTCTTACCTTGATTGTCAAATAGGTTAAGCCATTCAGTTGGCTCGGTTGTACTTGCAGGTGTACTTGATGCCGTGTTTGCATCGTCATCTTCTGCCTCAAGTCCTAACAATGATTGAAGAGTATATCGTCTAAAATAAGTTATCTCACTACCTTTTTGCTGAGCGTTTAAATTTGCAGTCAATTCCAATTCACTTTCTGCAATTACTTTGCCTGTTTCAATATCTATAATTTGACTTATCACTTTGCCCTCTCTTATCGGTTGTAAGAGCATCAATCCATTTTCTGATAGGATTGGCTTAACATCATACAAAAGTGAGTTAATATCAAAGTATTTGTTTTTAAAATGAGGATTAACACTATCCTTAGTAATAGGCTTAATCTGATTAATTGCTTTAGCTAACTTATTCACTGATTACCTCCTCTCTATGTAATACTTCTACTTTAGTGTTTTTCTTAATCTCCTCAAGTTTGTGTTGAGCTAACTCAATACTAAATGCCATTGCTACATAGTTGCTATTCTTGTAAATGTAGTAACCCCATTCTCCGATATTGTTTGAATACTCTCTACGAATTTCGTACACATCTACTTTTGCTTTAGGTGTTAAGGTTTCTTTTAACTCAGTTAGTAACTCGATTAAGAAGTCGGGTGTGTAGTTTACCTCCATTTCTTGATTGTTGAGGTCATTGTTTGCTTTTACTAAAGCCTTGTCGATTAGTTGGATTGTTTGTTGCATATTGTTTAATTGTTAATACGAGTGCAAATATAATACTTGTTTTTTAATTTCCTAATATTTTTTAAATTATTTTTATTTAGAATACTTCACAACTTTCTGTGCACCCATTATTGCTATCTAAATATTCATCCCATAAAGCAATCTGCCTTGCATCTGCAATAGTTTTACTTTCATCTTTCGCAGGTTCAAATGGTATTTCGCTTTCTTCTATAATATCATTCATTGTCATGTTATCTCTAAAAAATCTATAAGGTGGTTTTGCTTTTTCTATTCTGCTTTCAGGTGTATAATTTTCATATTTTTGTTCCATTTCTTTCCACCAATCTGTTAATTCAGGATTGTTTTTTGCAATAGTCATTAATTTTCTTAAACCTTTTTTATAGCATAAATCACAATTTCCCTCGTAGCTTTTTAATTCTAAATCAAAACTTTGTTTGCTCCAAAATAAATTAACATCACTTTTAGTCACATAAAATAACTCTGCAAAATATAAAAATTTGTTTTTTGTTTTGGCATTCCAATCTAATCTTTTTTGTTCATCACTTCTTATACCTAAAGCAGTTTCATAATCTTTCCAACCTATGCTTTTTGCGTATGATTTAATAGGTGCTTTTTTTAATTCTCTTGAGCAATGAGGTGCGTTTTGATTTGGCAACCCATACTTAGATATAATTAATTCAAATGGCTCTCCATTTCTTGACGCATTAATATAATTAGTTATTTTATATTGAGTGCCTATACCATTTGCATTATTAACTAATGCCTCTACCCATACAACATTAAATCCAAATTCTACATCACATTTATGTACAAATTGTAGGGTTTCCTCTCTTTCTTTTCCTGTATTAGCAAATACTACTATCATTTCATATTCTTCTTTTTTGTTTTTCAGTAACCACCATGTCATATATGCTGAGGTTCGACCACCTGAAAATGATATTAATAATTTTTTTTTCATATTATGGCAGTTTATTGATTAATAGTAACATAAATTTTATATTTTGCTCTGTTAATTGCCCACTTTCATACAAATAATTAAGGTAATTGTAGTCATAGTGAGTAGCTTTTCCGTCTTTAAATACGAAAATTAGGTTGTCTTGTTGCTGAATTTGGCAATCGGGTAGCTCTTTTTTGAGTAGTTGTATTATATCCATGATTAAAAAGGTAATTTTTCTATGTTATCTTCTAAGTTAACTTCTTCACTTACTAATTGTTTAACATAATCAATCTGACTTGCAAAGGCATATCGTCTTGTAAACTTAATTAAATTAAAATCTAAAGTGCCAACACTTCCAACAATCTTTTGACGTCTTATTTTCTTTACTTGTAGTTCGCAATTAGTCGCCTGAGGGTCTGAGCCTCTGAATGGTCTATGATAAATCATTATATTGTCCATCTTATTGTTCCACATTGCACCTCCTGCTAAGTCGAATACATCGGGACATTCATAATTTCCCTGAGGGTCTTTGTTTCTTATTGCTTTAGGGTGTGCCACTACAATAAAAGGTATATCGTTTATCTGAGCAAACCTTTTAAAGTCTGCCAAAACCACTTCTAAATACTTATCATCACGCCCTCCTGTTTTTGAGTAGTCATTATCCATTTGGTTAAAAGGGTCAACTATAACTCCATTAACTTGTTCTTTAATAATCAACTCTAAAAACCTTTCTTTGATATACTCAGGTGTACTTAGTATGTCTTTAGGGTAAACAAAAAAGAAATGTTTACTAATCCAATCATAAACTTGTTCATACAATTCTATTGATACTCTGTTAGGGTTCTTTGGTGTGCAATCGTCTCCAATATACATCTCTACTAAGTCATGATAAAACTCATGAGCAGGGAAATCCTCAGGTGCAAACAATGCCCACTTCCAACCTTTCTTAATTGACTTGATAAGTAGTATGTATTTTAAAAATGTTGACTTACCATAGTTACCAATCCCTGACAATAAAGTAATCTCCCCTTTTTTCCACTTCCAAAACTCATCTAACTCAGGAACTTCGGTTGTATCTGCACTTTCATAACCTGAATGATATAGTTTTAATGCTGACTCTTTTACATCTTCTCCAAATATTACATCTTTAGGCTTAACATCTAAGTTAAATATCTGAGGGTCTATTTGTACTTCACTTCTATTAACCCTGTCAATCAATACATCTTTTTCAAAGTATGCACTTCCTGCCTTATTTGCATTTGATTTGTACGCACTTCTTATAGCGTGTTGTGCCTCAATACTACTAAATGAATTATCATTGATTAAGATTGAATTATTTATAAACCTTTCAGTATCGTAATCGGATAAACCAAATCTACAACAAGCACTTGCAAGTTTAAATACAAATAGGTTTCTTTCGCCTGTCACAAAGGCATCTCCTTTATTAGTTAGCCATTTTAAAATCTTATCAAATGTTTTGCCTGAGTCTAAATCTATTTCCTTTTCTAAAACCCTTTCTATTTTCTTAGTTTTTGTGAATGGCTTTACATTGTCATTGATAAAAATATCATCATCAAAACTTTCATAGCAGACTCTCGCAACATTAACTCCTGACCTATCTATTTGTGGAAATATCTCCTGCAATGATGCAAAGTGTTCTTTGTGTTTATCCCCACTTGCAATCTTTACTAAGGCTTTAACTCCGTTGCCTGAGGGACTAACCCATGTAGCCTTTATAAACTCCTTAGCAATCAACTCATGCTTTAAAGTTTCAACATCATCTACATCATCAAAGTCCAAAACAATAAACCCTGAATGACTTACAATCAATTCATCTTTTCTTTCTCCATTAAATATTCCTGAGAAACAAACTGAGGGTAAATTCTTTTTAAGTTCGTTTGACCTTTCTTTGTCAAGTGCTGACCTAATTAATTCAACTTGTTTTTTTGACCTGCCTTGTTTAATTCTATTCAGGCAATCATCTATTGTAATAAAGTGAGGTTCTTTATTAAATATGTTTTTGTATATCGTACATTGTTTATCCATAAGTTTTTTCTATATTTTTTGTATTGTTAATTTTTGCTTTGTTCTCTTCTTTAAACCACACGCCAATCATTTTTTGTTTCCAATTCTTTATTTTATTATTCTTACTATCTGCCCAATTATTAGTTGCGTAATAATTAAATGCTTTGTTTGCAGACTCTAAAGAATATCCGTTTTCTTGAAAATAAGATTGTACATCAGACAAAGCAGGTGGTATAAATATTTTTGTATTTACCTTAATACTTTCTTCTTGATTATTATCTATTATATATTCTTTATTCTTTATTGCATTAGGGGTATGCCCTAAGGGTATGCTATCGGGGTATCCCTCAGGGGTATCCATAGGGGGTATCCTATCAGGGTCAGTTGCAGTTTTAAATCCAACTACTTGTTTTTCAAGTGAATGCTTTTGACTTAAAAAAGCAAACTTTGTCATACCCTTTAACTCAGGTTGTATGCCTGTAAATTGATATTCACAAATTGCCATTAAATATTCTGCCCTGTCTTTATCATTATCAATTTCTTTTGCAAGTTCATAATAGCTTTTATAAAACTTAAATTGTGTACGATTTTTAAAAGTATCTTCGCTCATAATTATTTAAACATTTTAAATTTATTAATGTGTTCTATAAATTCTTTGATTAATTCTCTATTATCAAAATCATCATTTGCTTGGGATAACTTACTAATTATATTGTTTAATTCAGTTCTTAACATACCTATTGAAAATAAATATCTTAATGATGCTAAATCAAAATCTTTTAAATCCTCCTCCTGTTGATGACAAACTCTACAAAGTGTAATTAAGTTGTCATTAGGATAATCCCATGGGTCTTTATCAGGGTAATAAATTGAATGATGGATTTCGTTTTTAATGTCTTTGTGTCCGCAAACTTGACATGTAAAATAATCTCGCAATAAAATTTCTTTGCGTTTTTGTTTCCAACTATGAGTTGAAAGTTTTTCTGAATAATTCATTTCGTGTGTAGTTAAATATAAGAGGGTGGTGCACACGACTACACCATAGTTTAGAACTATTTTTAACCCTCCCAATAAATTTGTTTAATATCTTAATCATCTGTCGTGTGTGATTACGTTTGCAAAGTTAATTAAAGTTTTTACATTTCCAAACTTTATTTTATTTATTTTTTGAATGAGATATAAATCCCTACTAAAATCATGACAAAAGCAAACCAAATCCACTTAGTCCATTGTGGTATTTCTTTTTTAGTGATGACCTTATTTACCCTGTAAAATTCTTTTATAATAGTATCTTTAGTTATTGTCTGCCAAAGTTCTTTAGTTTTCCACCTAATTATAGTCTTAACTTTAACCCCTCCACTATCTACAAATAGAGTATCAAATTCATTATTAGTTTTGAATTGTACGAAAGTATCGTACACCTGACCGAAAGTTGTGTCGTAAAACTTAATAGTATCGTTTTTAAAGCACTTTAAAGCTATTGCCTTACTACTTATACGTTCGCACTTTTTTGATGCGCTACAAGACGATAAAAATAATAGTATAAAAATAAATCTATAAGCAAACCAATAAAATAATTTAGTAGGCATTTTTTTAAATATGTTAATTTGTCTAATTGTGTATTTCATGACGATAAAATTAATGCAATAAAACTTATTAGAATAACTGCCTTAATAAAAGTTTTTAGATAAATATTCATTTTATTTTTAATTGAGCAATAACAAAGTTAAGAACACCAACTAATACAAGTATAATTCCCTTAATAGTTTGCTTTAAAGTATCTTCAAATGGAAACATCTCTATTGCCTTACTCTCTTCAATAGCAATTACACAAAGATATACGATGTTAAGTATTCCTAATATTTTAGTTTTTTTAGTTAGTTTCATTTGATTGATATAAATATTTCCTCAGTTTTTTCTACCTTTTTTAACTTAGCCATTAATTTAGAATAGGCTATTTTAGATTGACCTACAAAGTCTTTTGAAGTTGTCATGCCTACAATTAAACACCCCTCAGTGTGTGCTGAGGTGTTACCTGAGTGTATTCTAATACCTTGAAATCCTTTAACATTAAGTAGTAAAGGCATATACTCTTTAAATCTTGGACTAAATGTAATAGCAACTCTATAAGTTCCTTTAGGTATTGCAGTTTCAGCATAAACTTTTTTAGCTTTGATTTCTGAGTCTGTCATGATTGAGTCTAAGCCTCTGTCCATATCCTCTAAGACATAGCAAAAGAACTCCCCATTAATAAGTAGTTCACCAATAGTTGACTTTGTAGTTCTTGTTTTTCTGTTTAATTCTAATATCATATTCTTTTGATAAGTGGTTTTAAAAAGTAAAGTAATATTCCTGCACACAAACACTCAACAAAGAAAGTCAGCACAAAGAAAGTAACTCCCATGACTGCCAACATAAAAGTTAAGTTTGCTAAAAATTCTATAAATTCGTTGATTAAATAATTCATTGTTTTATTCTTAATAATTCCTCAATTCTTGATTTCTCGCAATTTAATAATTTAATTTCTAAATCTTCTATTTGTTTTTCAAGTTTTAATCTCATTTCTTTTTGCTCAGATTTCAATTCGTCTTTTAATCGTTCATAAGCATTGTACTGAAGATATATGACCGCCCCTAACAATATAGCAATTAAGCCTTGTTTCTTTAAACTATCAAATAAAAATTGCCAATCGAATATCATCTGTATCTATCGTCTAATTTAATTATCATTAGTATCATTTGTAGCCATTTTGGTAGGCGGATTTTCATCATGTTCTATGCTTTTTATACTATGATTATTGTCTAACAAATGTAATATAAAATCTAAAACTTTCCCAATATATGACAATTTACCCATTAATTTATTTTTCCCTAGTACACTACTAATGGTTTCATCAGGGTTTCCAAACTTATGACCGCCTGTTTTTATCATGATGTCATTGAATAATTTAGCTAAAAAACTATTTGCATGTTGGTCAGTAGCTAAAGCACATCTAAATAAATATTCATCTAAACTATTCCACCCACTTTTAATGAGGGTTAAAACAACTGAGTAAGTAAATGCAATAGGGTAAATAACCCCTGCTAAAAATATTGATACTAAAAATAAAATTAAACCTATCATAAAATTACTAAATTATTGTTTATTACTTGCAACTCTACATAGTCCCACAAAGGCATTAAGGCTCTCTTTAACGCCTCATAGTTTCCACTATCTAACTCTGCTCTAAATTCACTCCACATAAAGTAAGCTAAATTAACTACCTTATCATTATTGTGAGTGTCTAAAGGTATTTCAAAACCACTTAAAACAAACTTATTCTCGGGAAATGCCCATTGATATATCTCAGGTATAACTACTGCATAAGGACTTAATGGCGGTGGTGTAAAGTCTAATGGTGCGAAAGGGTCAAACTCCTCAGCATCGCTATACTTTTTTGTTACATCGTCTGCTATTACATAGAATGTACCTAATAGGTCAATGGGTTGAGCGTAAGAAGTTGTAGTATCGTCTAATGAGGGTTGTATATTTTCCCCATGATTTATTATTTGAATAAAATCAAATGCTTCTTTTTTATTTGTGAATTTAAAATACATTGTAATAATCGTTTTGATTGTCGTTTATGTCGTTTCTTTGTGATGATTTATCTGCTTTCCAAACTATAAATTCTGATACTAAACCCTCATAATTAAATGCAGCAGAACCTCCGTATATACCAAATAAATAATTTGCCCAAGCCGTAGTTGTTCCATTTTGTTGAACTTCTATTTTATGCCCATTTAAGTGTGTGTAAACATCACTCCGAGAAGTTCCTGTAAATAATGATTTGTTTGCATATAATGTCGGTGTACCATAAGCTAAAGTAATTGTTGTACTACCATTTCCATTTTGTGCAATATAATCTGCCTCACTACCAAATGCACTACCTGTTGATTGTTTAATGTATGTTGTTTTAGAATTTGACCTTACTATATATGTATCTTGTCTTGCGTTGCCTCTTAAATCATTGTTATTGAAAAAAGCAACATTTAAAATATTAACACAAGGTAAACCGCCCAATAGTTCAATAGTTCCTGCATTTACTATTCTTGGTTGTAAACTTGCAGTTGTTTGTGTAAAATGATTTGCACTCCCATTTTGATTATACCATGTTACAACAAAACCATTATTAGCACCTACAAATGTAGATAATGCAGTTGTGTCTAAAGGGCTATCTACTGCACTTGAAAGAAAGTTAATGTCTTGTTCTGTATTATCACTTGACCTCCTTACTCTTATTGCTGCACCTGAATAAACCGCATTAGGGCTTAACTTTCTAAGAGAATATGCAGCAGCAGGAACGCCAAACAAATCAGTAAAATACGCTGCACTTGCAAAACTTCCGTAATATATGTATATTCTACTCATTAGTATGTTCCTGTTAATTTAAAAAACCCTGCACTTGTTGTTATTGTACGCTTTACTACTAAGGTGTCTGTATTAGCTAATACTAAAGGACTTGAAAACGCTGCAAAAGAACCGCCATTTTTACTTAGTGTAATTGAACCACTACCCCCATCATTTGTTGTTGATGTAAAAGTTCCTGCACTTTCAGCATCAATAGTTAATGTTTCCATTGTATCACTTCCTGACTTAAATAAACCTTTTATAAATACCTCTTTAGGTAGTGTTATGTTTAATGTTCTACCGCTTATATCAAAGTTTAAAGGGATTATATTAGTAGTTACATTGATAGTTCCTACACTCGGTATAAATCCACTTGCAACCCCATTGTTTTCAATAGATTGAGTAGGTAGTATTAAACCCTCAGTTGCTTTTACAAGTTGTGAGTAAGTTGGGCTAACTGCAGCGTTGGTAATTGATGAGTCGCCTACATTATAACTTGATGTATTTTCAGCCTTAACACTTACGGCACTAATTAAAACTCCATCCGATTTATTGACATTAACACTACTATCATTTATTGTGATGTTTTCAGTTGCCTCTGCTAATATCGGTTCGGTTTTTAAAGTAGTTCCAATGCTATCTTTAATGACTGCTGTTGAGTCGTTTATTGTGATGTTTTCTGAGGCTTGGGCTAAAATGTTTTCGGACTTTAAAGTAGTACCTACTGAATTTTTTATAACTGCAACTGAGTCGCTAATACTTATATTTTCAGTTGCCTCTGCTAAAATATTCTCACTCTTTAAAGTGTTATTTGCTGAGTCCTTTATAACTGCTACACTATCATTAATAGTAATATTTTCACTTGCAGTTGCTAATATGTTTTCACTTTTTAAAGTCGTTCCTGCACTATCTTTGATGACCGCTACACTATCCGCAACATTGTAGCTACTTGTTCCCTGAGCTAAAATTGAACGACTACTTATTAAAGTAGATGCACTATTGTTTACATTTAAAGTACTATTGCCTATAACCTCAGTAACACTTCCACCACTTGGGATTGTACCCGTATAAAGTACATTGCCTAAACTATCCTCAATGGTATAACTTGCATCAGGACAACTTCCGCCACTTGTATTAACTATCCATTCGCCACCTATTAAGCTACCTACTAAAGCACCTAATTGGTCTTTAACTACTACATTAAAGTTAGTATCGCTTGGTGCATTGCCATAAACAACTGAATTAATTAGTATTCGGGCATCTTTACATGGGTTGCTTGGACTTGGAATAGCTGAACTTAAAGGTATTGCACAACTATTAAAGTCGTAAAACTCCTCAATCCCTATATCTACAAAGTGCCCCGTTACTTCATCGCCCCATTTCTCCCAAAAAGGGGTTATTGTATTTGAACTTGTGATGCTAAAACGCTCATTTGTGCCCAACTTCATCCAATAAGCTAAGGTGTCTAAGGCTATTAATTGAGTATCACTCTCTACTTCTAACTCATTACCCTCAGATTTAAGTACTCTGTCCGCTATTACTACTCTGTAATTTCGTGTGTAGCTTGTTCCGGATAGGTTTCCGCCTAAAGGATAAACTAACATCAAAGGATAGATTAAGTTTTCGTAGGCTTGTTGTTCAAATTCCTGTGCATACAAAAAAGAATGGATTTGGTAATGTCCACTTGCAAGTAACTCAAACTCACTTTTTATTTGATTTGCTGTCTTTTGCATTGCTCTCTATTACTTTAATTAGGTTCTTTTTTTTAAATCCGTATTTTTTACAATCCTGTTCGGATAGTTTATAAATATCTACCTTTTTTTCTTCTTGCATTGTTTACATTTATGTTAGGGATTTCTGAATAATTTTTTACGCATTTATAAAGTGGATAATCTGTATAATTTTCTAGCAAATAATCCACTAAATTGACACGATAATTCTCAGCTATGTTTCTGTACTTAGTTTGAATAATTGACATACCCGAAGTGTCTAATGGTTGCCCATTATCTGAACTACCTACCATTAAGGCTTTATTCTTTATCTTGTAGTTTACATCTATTACTAATTCGCTAACTACTTTATTGATTAAATAAGGTTGTATGTAGTCAGTTAATAAGGTTGTATTTAATGCACTTACACTCTCAGCGTTTACCTGAGTGATTAACTCAGCGTATAAGTCCTTACCTATTACTTGCTTTAAATAGATGTCTTGAACCATTATTAATGTAGGTTGCAATAGTTTACTATCTACATTCTCATTGATTACTGATTGGTCTTTTATAACCTCTATCGATATAAATTGTGGTGTTAAACTCATACTATTTTTTTCTTACTATTACTTGGGCCCACCAATGACGACATTGTGGAAAGTTTTGGTCTAAATCACTATTGTGATACCAACCTCCTTTATACTTCCAAACATCGGTGTTGTACTCTTTCATATCGTTGTTCAAGTTGTTTATTTCCTCCCTCGTGTATAATCTTTCTTGGCCTATTAACTTTGCACAAAAATCTCTATTCTTACTATCTTTAGGCCCTGCATACTTCCATCGTGTTTCAAACTCTATCAATGTTTCAGGCTCTACTACTTCTTTAATATCAAAGTTCGGTGCAGTTTGTGAACCTCCCAAAGTACCACCTACTAAGTTCTTTTCAATCAACTTTTGTAATGCTTTTTCAACATCAAAATCCAAATCTTTTTTAGCTCTGTTAATGTCCAACTTCTTTAAATTTTTATCTAAGATATATTTTAATAGTGCATCTTCATCACTTGCAAATTCAAACTTATCTGCTGACAATCCTATTAATGCAAATTTAGACAAAATAATTGAATCCATGTTAGCATCTAAATTCTTTTTTTTAAACGCCTCAGTTGGTGGTGTTGCTACTTCGGGTGCTAATTGTTCCCCTCCTTGTTCAGGTGGTAAGCCTACTAATGCTCTTATCTCATTTGCAGTCATTGATGCAATAACCTTGTTAGCTACTAATGGACTTAATGAGTTAATTGCCTCAGTAACTTCTGCTGCACTATCACTTGTTTTCTTAACCACTTTATTCAAACCTATATTAAATTGACCCTCTATTAAATTTCTCATTTCATCACGAGTTAAAGATGCCATCAACATTGAGTCTGTTATTTCAATACCTAAACCTTTTAATGGTTCAATTCTTAAAACAGGACTTAATCCACATTCTTTTAAAACCCAATTTATTTCTTTTTCATATCGTTGTTGATTAGGTTCGATGTAGTTTAAGTTTAACATTTGCCAAGCTAAATCAATCTCACTTCGACCACCTAATTGACCCTCTGTTTTAATACCAAAAAGCATTCCGTTAATAACTTCATGCCCTCTGATTATTCTATCTTGAACATCTTGTTTTAAAGACTCAAATTGTTTATCTAAATCAGTAGGTTTAATACTTTCAATCTTAGGTGCTTCTGTATTTAAGTCTGCAAATTGTATCATGATTTGTCCTGCGTTATCGGTATTGCAAAACTTATCGTAAAACTTGCGTTCTATTTCGTCTTGTTCTTGTGGACTTGGCACACCACCCATAAGGGTAATCATTGCACCCGCACTAAATCCTGTCTTTACATTTACTAAGTGAAAGTTTGAAACTTCAATATCGGTTTCAATATCTACGATACTTGCGTGATATTCGGGTAAAGGGTAACCTCTGAACTCAGGTCTATAATCAGGAAAATAAACTAATTGAACCCCATCTTTTTGTTTAGGGTCAAATGGTTTTATTGCCTTTACATCTTTAGGTAATTGATTAAATTTACTTTTAAAGTTTTTCTTTGTTGATTGGTTTCGTGTCCACTCTTTTGAAACGTAATAAATTTGACCACTTACACTCAATCTTACTTGTTCATAAGGTTGATGGAAAACACTCATTAATTTACCACCCACAAAAAGCAACTTCAAATAATAACCTCCAAATATTTTAGAGTCTATTATCGCCTTTCTCATTAATTCATCAAAGGAGTCATTTGGATTTGGATTGGCTAATAGTTGTCTTAACTCTGCACTCTCAAATCCGTTCTTTATAGTCCACCCTTGTCCATTAATAAACCTTACCTTACCATTCACAATAGCGTGATGTAAGCCACATCTATTATATAAGTAAGTTAAATAATCGGGGTACTCATTATTCGTACCATTGATGATAAATTGTTCGCCATTGTTTTCAATAAACTCAGGGGTTTTATGCTCATACATCGGCACACTTGAAAACGCATATTTACGCTCCAAAGACTTTTCTTGTTGTTGTTCCATTTGTAAAAATTATTCTATCGGTTAAAATTTTATCGTATCTCATTATCCCTGTTTCTACTATTTCATTAGACAATTTATAATCTAAATTAGTAGTTGATATTTGAGCATAAATATAGTATTCGTATTCATCTCCTAAACTTAATTTAAGTTGACCTAATAAAGGATTGGGAGTAGTTGTTTGTGTTGTTATGGTAAACTTGTTGTATCTTGTTTTATAGGTACTTGTATCTGATTGGATACATACATATTCCACGTTGGTCTGCTTGTTGACAAACCTAAAAAGGTAAGTAGGTGCGTTAATCGTTGTCTTTTCAGTCAACGTTAAGACTACTATGTTGGCGGTATTTTCTTGTAATAATATCATGTTTTAAAAAAAGGGGTGTCAATCTCTCAACACCCCCTCCCCATTTATGAAAACAACACTTTATGCTATCAATGCAGCAATAGCTGATGACTCTATTTTAAGGACATCAAGTTTTTCCTCGCCCGTCAAAGTGATTACATAACCACTCATGTCGGCTGCTGCAGTTCCTGTGGCGTATCCACCCTCTGCAATTTGTAATCCTCTTGAAGTTCCAAATAACCAATACTCACCATTCTCATCCAAAACAATAGCAGCAACTGTTTGAGCAGCTAAAGCCATCATTTCGTTTCTTTTGGTAATATCGTACTTTGGTAAATTCATTGTGATGTTCTGAGCGTAGAAACGACCTCCTACTGCTCTATCGCCACTTGGCACTGATGTTGCCGAACCTCCACCAACGGGTACTTCATAGGCGTAAAACTTTTTGCCTCCTACCATAGTGATGGTTGCAATGCCTGAAGATACCGCAGGTGTTCCAATTCCGCTTAACTCTGCCAAATAAATCTTGGATATACCGCCCTTACTTGAGCGGCAATCCAAACTAAATCCTGTGCTTAATATACAACTCATAAGTTATAAAATTAAAGGGTTAAACTAATTTAAAGGTAACTAACTCATCACCGAAACGTATTTGAGTTCCTAATTTAGCAATCAATCTTGCTATGATTGTATTATCTTTACGTTCGTAGAATACGTCTAAAGACTCATACTCATTCGGTGCATCTGTACCAATAACATAGTTTGATTTACGAGTTAAGTGTATTCTGTTTGTACCTGTTAAACCATGTAAAGCAGTTACTCTTAATCCAAATGATGGTATAATTATTGAACCCGTAGCATAAGGACTAGCTTCTTCTGTAGCACCATAGTGGAAGTTGTTTAGAGTAAAATACGCTTGTAACAATTTTCTAAAAGTATCCCATCCACAAACAAACTCTAAGTCAGTTTGACCTGCAAGTGAGTTAGGGATTAAGTTTACCATACCATTAAATATTCCTATTACGTTACCTGTGGTAATACCTGTACCTGTTGAGATTGAAGTAGGGTTACCATTGATTGGACTTGCAGCGTCTATGATTTGGTTAAAACCAATTACACCTGATGCACCACCTGTAACACCTTGCCACAATAACACCTCAACTGCTGCTGCTACCTTTGCAGTATAGTACTCAGCGAATGCAGCCTCAATTGGCATGTTCTCGTAAGTTGAACCTTGAGGTAAGAATTGCTGAGTGTAAAAAGTTTCTAAGTCAGAAGGACAGAAAGTCTTTTGGTCATAGAAAGGATATACTTGAATTTCTTTTTTGTCGAAAATCACATCACCTGATGAAGTCAAACCACATCCTGATTTAGCTCTAAGAGTAACATCTACATCCATGTAGTTTATTTGCTCTTTGAACTTGATGCCTGATTGAACTTGACCGCTTAAGTAAGCAGAAGTTGCTCCACTAAATACCGCTTTAGTAAATAGTTCTAAGTTTGTTTGGTCAACATACGCAGTTAAATTGTCTGTGTCGAAACCAAATTTTAATTTTAAATTTGCCATTTGTTTATTTATTTTATTTTTGTTTGTTCGTATTTGAATTGTGAAGTTAATCCATCTAAGTAAGACTTAGGTTTAGATTGAGTATTGAATTGGTGTTGAGTAGGTTCAGCTACTAAAGTCTTAACAAGTTCTAAAACATCTTCGGTTAATTTGTTAGACTCTTTAATTTGTGCGCTAAATTTTTCCTCTACTTTGTTTATTGATTTCTCAAAGTTTGACTTCAACTCAGCATTTTCAGTTTCCAATTTAGTAACCATTTCTGTTAATTTTTGGATTGCCATTTCTTG